AAAGAATTTATCAATAAAAATCGTGCATTTGGCGAGTTAGGACATCCTGACGGACCTACTGTTAATCTAGAAAGAGTTTCTCATATGATTAAGAAACTTTATCCAGATGGTGATAACTTTATTGGTGAAGCTAAAATCATGGACACGCCCTATGGTAAGATTGTAAAAGGTCTTATTGATGAGGGTGCTCAATTAGGAGTATCATCAAGGGGAATGGGTTCCATCATGCAAAGAAACGGCGCTAACTATGTGAAAGATGATTTCATGCTAGCTACTGCCGCTGACATTGTAGCAGACCCTTCGGCACCAGCCGCTTTCGTAGAAGGCATTATGGAAGGTAAAGAATGGGTATGGGACAACGGTCTCCTTGTCGAGAAAGACATTGAGGCGTGGAAGATGGAAGTGATTAACACGAAGAAAAGAGTTTTAGAAGAAAAAAAACTAGAAATCTTTGATTCGTTTATTAGAAAACTATAATATTATAAATATTAACTGAACTCGAAAAAGTTTGGAGTTTATAGTACTATAAAATAAATAAGAGGAGATTTTCAATGGCAGAATCAGAAAAAATAACTGACGCTATCGTAGAAGCTTCAGCGAATCCAAACGCTGACGCTCCTAAAAAGAATGCTGTTGCAGCTGAACCTAGTCATCTTTCAAATGACGCTGAAGATTTAGGCGCACCTGTAGTTAAACCTACAGACAGTAATTCTGCTGACGGTACGAAGAAAGTTAAACAAGTTTCTGACACAGTATCTAAAAGTGCTCAAGTAGCTGGGGAACCATCACACTTGAAAGCTGGATACAAAGAAGAAGCTGAATCTGAAGATGAGGTTGTTGAATCTAAAGAGAAAGAAGTCAAAAAGGACGATAAAGAAGTAGAAGAAGAAGGTTACGATAAAAAGAAATCTTTGAAGGCTTCTAGTTGTTCTGAAGACATTGACGCTTTAGTAGGAGACGCTGACCTATCTGAAGAATTTAAACAAAAGGCTGCTACTATCTTTGAAGCTGCAATTAACTCTAAAGTTAAAGCAGAACAAGAGAGATTACAGTCTGAATATGATACTAAATTTGAAGAAGAAATCTCAAAATCTAAATCTGAACTAACTGAAAAAGTTGATTCATACTTGAACTATGTTGTTGAAGAATGGATGAAAGAAAATAAGTTAGCACTAGAAAGAGGTATTAAGGGCGAAATCGCTGAAGACTTCATTGGTGGACTGAAAAAATTATTTGAAGACCACTATATTGATGTCCCAGATGAGAAATATGATGTCCTTGAAGACCAAGCTTCTAAGATTGAAGACTTAGAGAAAAAACTTAACGAAGAAATAGAGAAAAATGTTGAAATGAATAAAGTTAATGGTTCTTACAAAAGACAAGAAATCATTGATGAAAATTCTAAAGACTTAGCTGATACAGCTAAAGAAAAATTCGACAGTCTCGTAGAAGGCGTTGAGTATTCTTCTGAAGAAGATTTTGCACAAAAAGTAAAGACTATTAAAGAGTCCTACTTTGAGCAAAAAGCTGAGAAGTCTGCTTCGGCAGATATAGATGATGTTGCGGAGGGCGGTGAATCTAATGTTGATTTATCGGATGCTATGGCTGCATACACCAACGCAATTAGTAAAACAAAAGATATTAAAATATCTAAGTAACTAAAGAAAGGAGAGAAGAAGATATGTACTTATCGGAAACTTATGAAAAAAAATGGCAGCCAGTCTTAGACCATCCAGAACTTCCTGAAGTTAAGGATAGTTATAAGCGTGCCGTTACATCGGTCATCTTAGAGAACCAAGAGCGTTCTTTAAAAGAAGACCAAGCTTTCCTTGCTGAGACACCAACAAACTCTACAGGAGCTGGTGTATCAAATTGGGATCCAATCCTAATTTCTCTAGTAAGAAGAGCTATGCCAAATTTGATTGCTTATGATATCTGTGGCGTACAACCAATGACAGGTCCTACAGGACTTATCTTTGCAATGCGTTCTAGATATACAAATCAAAGTGGCACAGAGGCTTTATTTGATGAAGCTGATACAGACTTTTCTGGTCGTAATGCGGCTGGTTCTGCTGTTGATGGTTTCTCAACTGCGGCTCATAGTGGAACAAACCCTGCATTGTTAAACGATTCACCTGCTGGTACACACACAACTGGTACTGCAATGTCTACAGCTGCGGCTGAAAGTCTAGGTGAAGATTCAGGTAATGCGTTTGCTGAAATGGCGTTCTCAATTGAGAAATCAACTGTAACTGCTAAATCAAGAGCGTTAAAAGCTGAATACACAATGGAACTTGCTCAAGACCTTAAAGCGATTCATGGACTTGACGCTGAAACTGAACTTGCTAATATCTTATCAAGTGAAATTTTAGCTGAGATTAACCGTGAAGTAGTTAGAACTATCTATGCTAACGCTGAAAAAGGTGCTTCTGCAAACACAGGCACAGTTAATACAACTACTGAAGGCATATTTGACCTTGATACAGATTCTAACGGTCGTTGGAGTGTTGAAAGATTCAAAGGTCTTATGTTCCAAGTAGAAAGAGAGGCAAATGTTATTGCTCAAAGAACTCGTAGAGGAAAAGGTAACTTAATTATCTGTTCATCTGATGTTGCTTCTGCACTTCAAATGGCTGGTGTATTAGATTACGCTCCTGCGTTAAACAACAATCTAAATGTTGATGACACAGGTAATACTTTTGCTGGTGTTCTGAATGGTAAATATAAAGTTTATATTGACCCATATTCTGCAAACAACACTGCTAAACAATACTTTGTAGTAGGTTACAAAGGTTCTTCACCATATGATAGTGGAATGTTCTACTGTCCGTATGTGCCATTACAAATGGTTCGTGCTGTTGGTCAAGATACTTTCCAACCAAAAATTGGGTTTAAAACCAGATATGGTTTACAAGCTAACCCATTTGCTGAAGCTGGTACAGGCGACGCTGCTGTTATTAACGGCGCTGGTTCTGCAAACAGTAACAGATACTACCGTAGAGTACAGGTTGCAAACTTAATGTAATCTCACTCGAAAGAGTAAACGAATTGGGGCGCCATTTAGCGCCCCTTTTCTTATCTAAAACTTGTATAAATAACTATATAATATAATAAAACTGGTGAAGTGAGTGAGTTATACGATTATTGATAATTTTCTAGAAAAAAGTCATTTAGAAGAAATACAAAGAGTTTATCTTTCAGATACAATGCCTTGGTGTATGGGTATTGTACATGAAAATGATAAATCTAATACATATTTTGTACATCATATTCATACTGGTCATACTATTGTTTCTAATTATTCAAATCCTATAATACCATTAATAGAAAAAATAAACCCAAGAGCTTTAATGCGAGTTAAAGCAAATCTATATGTTAGAACTGATAATTTAATAACACATGCCCCACATATAGACTATAGTCATGAACATAAGGCAGCTATTTTTTATGTAAATACAAATGATGGATTTACTATTTTGAATGATGGCACAAAAATAGAAAGTGTTGCAAACAGACTTTTAATGTTTGAGGCACACAAACAACATCAAAGTACAAATTGTACTGATGAAAGGGCAAGAGTAAATATAAATTTTAATTATTTTTAATATGTTTAAAGAACACGAAATTAATAAAGAAAGAGATAAGTTTATTTGTGGTTACTATATACCTGATGAAATTATGGACCCTGTAATAGAATGGTGTAATAATCTTTATTTATTTCCTGCAACATCTTGGGATTCACAAAAAAGTAAACCTCATTTTTGGGATGGTGAAACTAATGATGTTAAAGAATGTTTTGAACAAGGAATAATTTGGCCCACACTAGATGTTGAATGTATACATGTGTATTTGAATGCCGTTCAATCATGCATGGATTTATATACAAATCAATATCCACCTTTAAAATCTGGCGGTGCGTTTAAAATGGATCCACAATTTAATTTTCAAAAATATCCTAAAGGTGGAAGTTATAATAGCTGGCACTCTGAAAGAGGGGATGTGGATACAACAAAAAGAATGTTAGTATGGATGACTTATTTGAATGAATGTGAAGATGGTGGTGAAACTGCATTTTTATATCAAAAATATAAAATGACACCTGAAAAAGGATTGCATTTATTTTGGCCTTCAGACTTTACACATACTCACAGAGGAATAGCTAGTCATAAAACAGAAAAAATGATATTAACTGGTTGGTATTCATATGTTAGGGGTGGAGGACAGTTAGAATGGGCATAGATAAAGATTTTTATAACCTTTTAAAAGAATATACAATAGACCTTACTGAAGAAGATGTTTTTGAAATGTTTAAGATAAGAAGAAGATTTCCTCATCAATTTCATGATAATGTTCCTAGTGTAGAGGTTATTAATTCATATGATGGTCAATCACAACATAGAGGAATATTTGATGCCCAAGGTTTTCTAGAATATAGTAAAGTAAAAAAAGTTTATGAACTTGGACACACTTTAATATTGTCTAGTATTTTTGATTTAACTGATGATTTAAGAATGTTAGAAAGTGCAATATCAGACAGTTTTTCTTTCTTTCCTGTACACGGTAACTTATATATGAGTAAACAAGGCAAAGGAGGATTTCAAAGTCATGACCACACATATGATGTATATGTAAAACAAATCTATGGAACTTCTTATTGGGTATTAGGTGAAACAGAGAGTGTTACAGTAAAACCTGGTGATGTTATACATATTCCTAAGTTTACTAAACATTGTGTAGATGACACAGATGGTCCTAGACTATCACTTACAATTAATATGACATGATAATAGATAAAGCAGTATATCCTTGGATTTTAAAATGGATGTATGATGAGACACATCTTCATCATTATGGTCAGTTTCCTGTAGGCATTAGATTTCATCTAGGAATAATAGATAACCATAATGAAATGAAAAGTGCATATGAAAGTGATAATGAGTTTTATGTAGATGATGTCATAGGTTTTAAAGTTTCTACTGAAGACCTAAAAAAAATAAGAACAGAAGGCGCTTTTTTATATGATAACAACGAAGCTTATGAACTTGAAAATTGCACACCAACAATTATGAAGGCATTGAAAAATGACCATTGGGAATATTTGAGAACAAATACTTTTTGGAGTGAAAGAGGTCGCAAAGCATTTGGATATAAAATACATACCTATTTTCCTGAAGAAAATCATAGCAAAGTGTTGTTTTGGAATTGGGTTTATCAAGAGTTTGTGTTAGTAAACAGAATAAAAACTGCAAGGCCTACATCTACATTAAATTCAGATGATACAATAATTAATCTTAAAATTCCACATGAAGGGTTTGAAAGAGATGTATTTGTTGTTACTTCTACTGAAGATAAGTATAGAAATCACACAGAATCTTTAAAAGACGCTAAAATATTTATTGATTCTGATTCATTTGGCCCAAAGGTTATTTATAAATAGTACTATGGCAATTACAATTACAGATAAAGCATTAGAAGAATTTGATAGTTATCAAGGCCCTGTAAATAAATACATTCTTTTATATTCAAGAAAATTGGTGTTTGATGATGGTGTTACAATACTTGGGAATGAAATAGGTACAGTAATACCTATATTGGTTTTTGATATACTTAATGTAGGCACTAAACAGCCTGTTTACAATATAGATGGCGATGATACTAGTGGAATTAAACATTATTTGGTTCTAAACAATGAAGGACAAAAAGAATATTTTTATTATTACGAAGAATCTGGCACAAGAAAGGGAAGAAGTGTATCACAAAGTGGTCAAACATCTAGTGATGATAATGAACAACAAATAGGTTCATTAGATTTACATTTAACATGGTCTAATGATGACAATTCTTTTATAGGAAATTCTACTATTGATTATGATGAAATCAAAGGTTTGTTTACAATAGATGTTACACCATGACAGAACTAAATTCACTTACTAGACAACCAACTAAGTTAGATTACGCAGCTGCTACACAGTTTAAGTTTAATATTACTAAACTGCCTAAAGTAGAATTTTTCTGTACATCTGTAAACATACCTGGCATTACTTTAGGTGAAACTTCACAATCAACATCACTAAAAGACATACCAATACCTGGTGATAAATTATCTTATGCAAGTTTAAATGTATCATTTCTTGTAGATGAAAATTTAGAGAACTATCGTGAGATACATGGTTGGTTAACAGGTCTAGGATTTCCTAGAAGTCATGAACAATTTGAAACTTTTATTAATGCCGGTAAAGATAGATTTCCCACAAGTAATGCAACTGCAAATAGTAGAGAATCAGGTAAAGTAGATGATGTAGGTTTTGATGTTGGCGCTCAATACTCAGACGCTACATTAACTATATTGTCAAGTAAGAATAATCCTATATTAGAGGTTAGATTTAGAGACTTATATCCCACTTCATTATCTGGTTTATCATATGACCAACAGGCTGGCGATACTTCATATCTTATAGGTGATGTATCATTTAGTTATCAAATATATGAATTTGCAACTGTAGGAAGTGCTACAACTACTGAAACTACTACTTAACATCTAACTAAATATAGTTAGAATTTATATAATTAACCGGTGATTTTATTATGACATTAGAAGAACTACAAGAGCAGGTCGATAAAGACCTAAAAATAAATGAATCTGAACTTGACTTAGAATCTCTAAAGACACCTCAGTTACATAACAAGTATCTTAAACATTACAACAACTTTAAACTGTTATTGACCAGAGCTGAATCTGATTACAAGATACTTAAAAGAGTTAAATGGGAATACTATACAGGTAAGGCAAGTCCTAAAGTATATCAAGAAAAACCTTTCAATCTAAAAATTATGAAATCAGATGTAGACAAATATCTAGAATCTGATGAAGAACTAATCAAATCAAGACAAAAGATAGACTACTTAGAAACTGTCGTTAATTACTTAGATAGAACTTTAAAAACTATTAGTAGTAGAGATTGGCAAATAAGAAACTCTATTGAATGGAGAAAGTTTACTTCTGGTGCTATCTAATGTATTTAACTAATGATGTCATGTTATATCCTAATGCACTTACACATGATGAGTGTAACAAAATAATTCAGATTGGTGAATCTAAAAAGCTTGAACAATCTAAAATACAAGATGGTGATAATAAAAATAGAAGTAGTAAAGTATCTTGGATAAATGATGAACAATTACATAAACTTCTTATCAGTAAAACTATTCAAATAAACTTAAAGACTGGTTGGAAGTTTCAAATACAAAAATTAGAACCAATGCAATACTCAGTATACAATGTAGATGACCACTATCAATGGCATATAGATTCACATAGTAAACCCTATGATGATGGTCTAATAAGAAAAATCTCTTTTTCTGTTATATTAAATAAAGATTATGAAGGTGGAACATTAGAGTGTGCAAATTGTAATCCAAAAAATGAAGATATACTACATCAATTTACTGATTTAAATGTTGGTGATATTATCTTCTTTCCTTCGTTTTTATGGCATAGAGTAACACCTGTAACTAAAGGTATAAGAAAATCATTAGTCGGTTGGGTACTAGGAAAACCTTGGGTATGAGAAACATTATATTAACAAAGAAAGATGAAGTACACTTAGTAGTGGATGCTGATGAAGATGTTCGTAGAGACTTAGGTTCTCACTTTACATTTGAAGTGCCTGGTGCAAAGTTTATGCCCTCTGTAAGAAGTAGAAGGTGGGATGGAAAAATTCGCCTGTTTTCTTATACTAATGGTCAAATCTATACAGGTCTATATCCATACTTACTTAATTGGTGCCAAGAGAATGATGTTCAAGTAGTAGACAGAACAGACATAAAGGATGCTGTTGTAGATGATAAACTCGTAGATTCTTTCATCAAGAAACTAAAGATACCTTTTGAAGTAAGAGACTACCAGAAATCGGCGTTTATTTACTCTATGGTGAAATCAAGGTGTTTAATGTTATCGCCTACAGCTTCGGGTAAATCTCTGATAATATATCTGATGGTTCGCTTTAATCTGATACGCCTGAAAGAAGAAAAAAACAATAAGATTCTTATAGTAGTACCGACTACTTCTCTAGTAGAACAATTAACTAAAGATTTTGCTGACTATGGATATAATAGTGCAAGAAATGTGCATAAGATATATCAAGGACATGAAAAAGATACAACTAAAAGAATAGTTATTAGTACATGGCAATCTATCTATAAACAAGATAAAAAATGGTTTGAACAATATGGTATGGTTATAGGTGATGAGGCACATCTATTTAAGGCAGTATCATTGACTAAAATTATGGCAACATTGAAAGACTGTAAATATAGAGTAGGTCTTACAGGTACTTTAGATGATAGTAAAACACATAAGTTAGTTTTAGAAGGATTATTTGGTGCTGTAAACAAAATAGTATCAACAACAGAGTTACAAGAAAAAGAACATTTAGCAAAACTTAAAATACATTGCCTAGTTTTAAAACATGAGAAGATGTCAATAGACTTTTTAAGAGGTAAAACATATCAAGAAGAAATGGACTTTCTTGTATCAAACACAAAACGGAATAACTACATTAGAAACTTGTGTTTAGGACTAAAAGGGAATTCGCTCTGCCTGTTTCAATATGTAGAAAAACATGGTATGATATTAAAACAACTGATAGAAGAAAAGAATAAAGACAAACAAGTATTCTTTGTTTATGGTGGTGTAGAAACAGAGGAAAGAGAGAAGATTAGAGCCTTGACAGAGAAGTCTAATAATGCAATAATAATAGCAAGTTATGGTACATTTAGTACAGGTATAAATATTCGTAATCTACACAATATAGTATTCAGTAGTCCAAGTAAATCTAGAATAAGAAACTTACAGTCTATTGGTCGTGGTCTTAGATTAAAAGATGATAATTCAACTGCAAATCTTTATGATATATCAGATGATTTGTCGTATCAAGAGGAAGAAAACTATACACTTTCACACTTCAGAGAAAGGATAAATATATACAATGAAGAAGGATTTGATTATAGTATACACAATGTCGAACTATAAAGGAGAATGACATGGAAGCTATTAAAATAATTAAACTAGTAAATGGTGATGATATCGTTTGTACGATACCAGAAAGATTATTAGATGAGAAATCACCGCTTGTTAAAATTGATAAACCTTTGCAAGTGAAGTATGTTCCTGCTATGGAAGAAATGGGTATGAAAGATTATGTTGCCCTTATAAAGTGGACTTCATATTCTGATGATACTGTTATATCTATACCTAAAGATAAGATAATGACTATAACAACTGCTGGTTCAGCTATGACTAACTCATATATAAATGTCTCTGCTGGATATGATAGAGCAACCATGACTGAACACAATCAAGATTCTTATAACCAAGAACAGCTTGATGATGATACATCTAAGAAGTTAAATGAAATCTTTGATAGTATAGATGATAGCACTAAACACTAGCTACTCTGACCCTCGGGAGGAGAACACAGCTAAAATAACATAAATAGAGAACAATGTCAAGCGTGGTTGAAAATGAGATTAGCACTTAGTATTTTATACATATTTTATTTTGCATTAGCAGTATATTCTTTTGTTGTTCTTTCATGGACACAACTGTTTTTTACTTATATTTTATTTTGGTTTTTACTAGAGTTTACAATGAGTATGTTTACTCACAGGTGGGCAACACATGACTTATGGAATCCACCTGTATGGTTTCAAAACATAATGAGTGTAGTATCTCTAACTGCATTGATTGGTACGCCAATATCATATTGTGCATGGCACCATAATCATCACAAGAACTCTGATACAGAAAAAGACCCACATAGTCCTAAGTATGTCAATTGGTTTAGAATTATATTTAGAACTCATGAACATGAGGCTAATATTAAATTAGCGTCTAAGAGATTAAGAAACAAGTGGCAAATGTGGTTAACAAAAAATGAAACAGTTTTAGCATACTTACTTAATTTTATATTGTTTATGATATTACCTATTGAATGGTTTTTATCATGGGCAACTGCTGTAGGCATGACTACATTTTGGGTAATGGCAGTAACAGGAATTATGTGTCATATAGGTGAAGTTAGAGATGTTCCGTATATGTATCCTGTTGCATTTTCAGAATCATTTCATAGACAACATCATATCGACCCACAACTAAAACATTGTTGGTTTGACCCATGTGTTTGGGTTATAAATAAACTAGGGTGGACAAAATGAAACATGCAAGATTAATACAATTATTGGCATTACTGAATACTATCATTGCTATACTAGGATGTATTTACTTTCCAGAGTATATCATATATGGTTTAATCGCATGGGCATTTGTAAATATATTTGGTACAAACATTGCAATGCATAGATTTATGTGCCACAGAAGTTTTAGAACAGGTATTATAAGAGAAAAGATATTAAAATACTTAACTATAATATCTGCATTTGGTAGTCCATTATCATGGACAGCACAACATAGATATCATCATAGATACGCTGGACATCCTGTAGATGATAATCAATCACCAGATAGAATAGGTTATATAAGAGCATGGCTTACTTTATATGACCCTATAACTGTGCCTAAAACAATGGTAAAAGATATCTTAAAAGATAAAGACTATATGTTTATTACTAAACACTATTGGAAACTATTGTTTACTTACATTGGTGTTTTATATGCAATAGACCCAATGTTAGGTATATTTGCATTTAGTTTTCCTGCAGCTTGTGTATATCAAGCCGCTGGGGCATTTGGTGTTATACCCCATTGTAAACATTTTGGATATGTCGTTATTACACCTAGAAAAGATTGTACTGCTGTTAATAGTCCATTAACTTCATTAATTAGCTGGGGTGAGGGTTGGCATAATTATCATCATACAGTATCTAAAGATTACAGACATGGTCATAAATGGTGGGAACTAGACCCACCTGCATGGTTTATAGAACATTTATTTTTGAAAAAAACAGGCGAAGATGTTAAATCAACAGTCTAAATTATTACTAACACAATTAGTTATGCAACTTGCAACATTTGTAGGTATTTATTACTATTGGGGAACCTTTACAACTTTAGATTATTTTATAATATTTATCTCTACATTCTTTTTTGCTGTAGTATTATTAGAAACTTTTTTACACAGATATTGTTCTCATAAAGCATTTGAATTAGATAAAAAAATAGAAACATTTTTATTATATTGTACGACATTTACTATGCAACCTCCACCTTTAGCATGGGCGCCAAATCATATAACACATCATAGATATTCTGATAAAGAAGGTGATTCACACCCAGCAAGTGATGGTTGGAAAACATGGTTCTGGTGGAATACATATAAAAATAATATGATAAGTGGCCACACAGTAAAGAGATTATTAAAAAACAAACATTTTAGAATACAATATGAAAATTGTTTTAAAATATATTACATGTTTATGATACCATGTTTATTAATTAGTCCGTTTTATACACTTTGCATGATACTAATACCTGCTACATTTTGTTTTCATACATCAAGTATTACTAATGTATTATGTCATACTCTAGGTTGGGGATATAGAAACTTTGATACTAATGATAACTCAGTCAATATTAATATATTTCCTATAAACTGTGGAACATTACATAATAATCATCATGCAAATCCTACTTCTATAAACAATGGTGTTAAGTGGTATGAAATTGATTCAGCATATTATGTGATTAAGTTAATAAGAAAATGATTAAAAAAATGAGAATACTGTGGGCCTTGTTATGGATAGGTTTAATATCTAGTTTCTTTTTTCTAACATTAGAACAATGGATAATTTGTTTAATACTAGGACATTTTTTAGGTTGTGTAGGTCAAGTTATAGCATTACACAGATACTTTGTACACAGGGCATTTAAAACAAATAAATTTTGGCATTACTTTTTAGTGTGTACAGCTGTAATAGTAGGTTCAGGTTCAACAATATTATATAAATCTGCACACATAAAACATCATAGATATGTTGATAAAGAAGGTGACCCACATTCACCATCATATATGGGTTATTGGAAAGTATTCTTTGGTTATTTTTTTGCAAAAGAAGAAGGTAAAAAAAGTATGATATATGCAAAAGATTTACTTAGAGATAAAGAACACTTATTCATACATGAACATTACTTTAAAATACATGCATTATATTTCTTAACACTATTGATGATAAGTCCTATTTTAGTTTATGCATTGTATATATTTCCTGCAATGTATAGTATTATTGGCGCTGGCTTTGTAAATGCTTCATGTCATTATCCAGAAGAGGCAAAAAACAAAACATGGGTTACACTTATATTTGCTGATGGACAACATAAATATCATCATGAAAATCCAGCAGAGTGGCATATACCTTTTCCATATGTGTGGGCAAATACATTTATTAAACTAATAAAATCAAACCAGCATTGACATTACTTGTCTAATGATATATAATGAGTAACATGAAATCAGATAAAAAGAAAGAACATTATGTGAACAATAAAGAGTTTCTAGCGGCTATGACCGAATATAGAAAACTCTGTACGGACGCTGAAGAATCAGGTGAAGATAAACCACCTGTTTCAAACTATATAGGTGAGTGCTTTTTAAAGATTGCAAATCACTTATCTTACAGACCAAACTTTATTAACTATACATTTAGAGATGATATGATTTCTGATGGTATAGAAAACTGTTTGCAATATCTTGACAATTTCAATCCTGAAAAATCAAACAATCCTTTCGCATACTTTACACAGATAATCTATTATGCATTTATTCGTAGAATACAAAAAGAAAAGAAACAAACTACAATTAAGAATAGATTAATCATGGAAGGAAACTATGATGATATGACTTTGAATGATGGTGAAGATAGACAATTTAGAAATCAGTTTAGTGAGTTCTTACAAAGAAACGCTACTACTGATGATGTACCTGTGATTAAGAAAAAAACTACTAGAAAAAGAAAAGGTAAACTAGATAAGTTTATAGAATGATAATATGAAAATTGCACTTTTGAACGATACCCATTTCGGTTGTCGTAATGATAGTCCTCATTTTATGGAATATCAGAATAGATTTTATGATGAATTATTTTTTCCATATCTAAAGGAAAATAATATCAAACACCTAGTTCACTTAGGTGATGTTGTTGATAGAAGAAAATTTATTAATTATAAAATTGCACATAACTTTCAAGAGAAGTTTTGGAAAAGATTGTGGGATATGAAAATTGATACTCATATTATATTGGGTAATCATGACACATATTATAAGAACACAAACAAAGTAAATGCAATGAAACAATTGATTACCACATTTGATGGTAAGTTTGAACCTTGGATATATGAGAAACCTAAAACAGTTACATTTGGTAAACTGCCTATATTATTAGTGCCATGGATATGTGATGATATCTATGATGAATCTATCAAAACAATTTCTGAATCACAAGCACAGATATGTATGGGGCATTTAGAAGTAAAAGGTTTTGAAATGCATAAAGGTCATTATAACGACCATGGTTTAGAAAAGAATTTATTTAAGAGATTTGAAAAAGTTATCTCTGGTCATTTTCATAAAAAGTCAGATGATGGCCAGATATTCTATTGTGGCACACAGTATCAAATAACATGGAATGATTATGAATGTCCTAAAGGGTTTCATGTGTTCGATACTGAGACAAGAGAATTGACCAGAGTACCTAATCCTATCACAATATTTAAGAAGATATACTATGATGATAAGAAAACAAACTATGCCGAAGAAGATATATCAATATATAATAAATCATTTGTTAAACTATTTGTAGTCAATAAAAACAATGAAGAAAAGTTTGACAAGTATGTTAATCGTTTACATACAGAAATAGACCTACATGAATTAAATATTATAGATGAAGATACATCTGATATTACAGCTTCAGTTAGAGAAGATATATTAGACCAAGGTGAAGATACACTTACATTCTTAGGTAACTATGTAGAACAAATAGACACAGACTTAGATAGAGGTAAGTTGAAAGATTTTATTAATAGTTTATATAAAGAGGCACAAGAGTGATACACTTTAAAACTATATCATGGCAAAATTTCTTGTCTACTGGTAATACACCTATAGAAATCAAACTGAACAGACATCCAACAAATCTAATTATAGGTAAAAATGGTTCAGGCAAATCTACTCTATTGGATGCTCTCTGTTTTGTATTGTTTAATAGACCATTTAGAATTATTAAAAAAGAACAAATGGTGAATACAATAAATGGTAGTGATTGTAAAGTTCAAATAGAATTTTCAGTAGGCACAATTAATTATAGAGTAGTTAGAAGTATCAAACCTAATAAGTTTGAAATCTATAAAAATGACCAATTAATAAATCAGGATGCTTCTACAATAGATTATCAAAAATATCTAGAACAAAATATTATGAAACTGAATTATCGTTCTTTTATTCAAGTCGTATTATTAGGTTCCTCATCTTACGAACCCTTTATGAAGATGAAAGCACGATACAGGAGAGATGTAGTTGAAGAAATTCTTGATATTAAGGTTTTTACACAAATGGACCTGATTTTACGAAGTAAACAGGGAGAATTGGCAAAAAAAGTTACCGAGGTTCGCCATAATCGTGATTTAATAGAACAAAAGGTATCATTACAAGGCGAACATCTGAAGTCGTTAAAAACACGCACTAGCGCCACCGAGGAACGATATCGTTTAAAAATTGAACAAAATCAAGAGGCAGATAGAAAGTATAGACAAGAATTACAGAAATTGAATGAAGATATCGCAAAACAACAAGAAATCTTAAAATCAAAACCTGAAGTTGATAAAAAATCAAAACAATTATCCAAATTAGAATCTAAAATAGAAAACAATTTAGAATCTCATAAACAGACATTATCATTTTTTGAAACTCATGATGAATGTCCTACATGCACACAAAAAATACCTTCAGACTTAAAATCTAAAAAGGCAGAAGAAGAAAAAGAAACTATAACTAAATTACAATCAGGACTAAAAGATTTATTGGGTGAAGTTACAAAAGTAGAAACACAATTGACAGAAATGGATGCTGTATCTAAAAAGATACAACAATTAAATATTGATATAACTAAAATCAATACTTCACTAGAAGGCATTAAAAAACACTCAGATGAAGTTGAATTAGATGTACAAAGTGGAGAATCTGTAGAAGATTTGGAAAAACAATTAGAAACATTAAAAACAGACTTAGACCAATTATCAGAAGATTTAAAAAAGGTGGAAGAAGAAAAAGATTATGTAGATGTAGTCAGAGAAATATTATCTGATAAGGGTGCAAGGTCTAAAATTATTAGAAAGTATTTACCTATTATGAATCAATTGATAAACAAGTTTTTACAATCAATGGATTTCTTTGTATCATTTACATTAGATGAAGAATTTAATGAGACAGTTAAGAGTAGACATAGAGACACTTTTAATTATAATAGTTTTAGTGAAGGTGAAAAAATGAGAATAGATTTAGCATTAGTCTTTACCTGGCGTGCAATTGCAAAAATGAAAAATAGTGCCAATACAAATCTATTAATATTAGATGAAATATTTGATAGTAGTCTAGACGGACAAGGTACAGAAGACTTTTTTAAAATCATAGGAACAATGTCAAACGAAAATGTCTTTATCATATCGCACAAAGGTGATATACTATTTGATAAGTTTACAAATATAATTAAGTTTGACAAAGAACACAACTTTACAAAACTAGAAGATGTTTAAAAGAAAAGAAAATATATTACCTAAAAAACTTTTTAAAGAAGTATTTTCAGAAGTTACTTCATTTAATTTTCCTTGGTATTATTTGTGGAACTCAGCACATGGAAATGTACCAGATAGTAATAGAAACAGAACATATTCATTTCATCATACTACAATGAGAAATAAAGAAGCTAATTCTTGGTATAATGATAAAACTTTACAAATAGCAAATATAATGAAAGATAAATTTAAACTTGATGAATATGAAGTGATTCGTTTAAGGTGGGGTATGACCACTAATATTGGCACTCCTCTAACAAATAACTCACATGTTGATTCTACAGAAGAACATAAAGTTATTTTATTTTACTTAAATAGTACTGATGGTCCTACATGTTTTTATGATAATGAAAATAATCCAAAAGAACAAAATATACCTAAAGAAAATTCAGCAGTAATGTTTGAGGGGAATATCTATCATGCTAGTAGTAAACCTGTAAATTTTGATAGAAGAATAGTATTAAATATAAACTTAGTAGAGGTGCAGAATGACAAATGAAGTAGACATAGGCAGTTTAGAAAAAAATAAAGAATTAGAATTGCTACCACCATCAGACCCAAGAGTACAAAGTGCGATTGCACCTTTTAGTGATGATATGTTGGCAGATGAAGGATTTAAAGATAGAAAAGAATTATCTGAAAAAATGTATGATACCATGAAAAAGTATGGTGGTATAGGTTTAACCTGTAATCAAGTAGGTCTACCCTTTAATTATTTCGTTATTGGCGGCCACCCACAAGTTGAATCAGGCTTGACAATTCATTGTTTTAATCCTATAATAGTGTCTACAAGTGATGAGAAGATTCTCATGACAGAGGGTTGTCTAACATTTCCCTTTGTATTCTTACCTTTAAAAAGACCTAGAAAAGTCGTGGTAAAATATGAAGATGAGAATGGTGATTTAAAAGAGGCAAACTTAGATGGTATGATGAGTAGGGCATTTCAACATGAATATGACCACATACTTGGTAGAAACTTTACAGAACATGCAAGTCAATTAAAACTTGACAGAGCATTTAAAAAAGCAGGTAAAAAAATGAATGAGTATTCAAGAAGAATAAATGCTAATTCTTAGTATACCATTATTTGTAATATTCTTTTTTGTTATTTACATGCATAACAATCCTAGTGCATATGATAGACTTACAAATTGGTTACATATTAGAACAAAATATTTACGACCCGAAGTAAGTGTAGTAGAATTGATAATACTAGCATGTGTACTTGCAATAGTAGTTAAATTATATTTTTAGATTATGACAAACACAAAACATTTAATACATAGAAGCTTAGATATAGGAAGTGGATTAATACTTTCTATTATAATACAATTAACAATATTTCCATTCTATGGTATATACATTGATGTATGGGCAATGTTTCATCTTGCATTGATATTTACAGTTGTAGGTATTACAAGAAGTTATCTATGGTCAAAGTATGTTTTTAAATACAAATGAAACAATATGAATTTCCAAAACTAGTAATAGAAGAACATGAAGGATTTTATGTTGTTCGTGATGACCTATTAGAAGGTGGTTCTAAAAGAAGATTTGCAGATAGACTGATTCGTGAAGAAATGTCAGAGGGTGCAAATGAATTTGTATATGGTGGGTGTCCAGCAAATGGGTATGCCCAAATGTCAATCACACTTCAAGCAAAAGCATATGGTGCCAAGGCAACATTCTTTATGGCAAAAAGAAATATGGAAAACTTGCATGAGTATCAAAAGAAAGCATTAGAATATGGTGCTGATATTCGTTGGGTGCCAAATGGTATGTTACAAGTTACAAAGAAAAGAGCATTAGATTATTACAATGAAGACCCTGTAAACAGAAGATTATTACAATTAGGTTTAGATGATAACAGAGTAAGAGAAGATATAAGAGACTTGGCAAAAACAATAGAAACAGATTACAATATTAATGTAAGTGAAATATGGTCAGTAGGTTCTAGTGGCACATTAACAAGAGGATTGCAAATGGCATTTCCTGATAAAGATGTACATGTAGTATCTGTTGGACATACAATGAAACAATATGAAGTAGGTCGTGCAATATTACATAGGTCGCATTTAAAATTTACACAAGAAGTAAAAGAAGAAGACATGCCACCATTCCCAAGTGTACCTACTTATGACGCTAAGGCTTGGAAGATTATGAGAGAACAGGCAAAACCAGGTTCATTATTTTGGAATGTAGGCAAATGAAGATATCAATTGCACGACTAAGAAGTGGCGTAAATTATAAAAGACCACTAGACTGTATAATAGATTCATTTTGTTATCTACTAAATAGATTTCAATTAGACCATCCTGAATTTAGTTATGGATATTATAATTTTGGTTTTAATAAAGCAAACCGTAGAAATCCTGAACACTTATCAGATAGTGATATTATAATAATACCTAGTGAAAATGAATTTCATTATCATATACCTAATTATATTGACCCCAAAAATTTAGAGAAATCTACTACAGCAATTAAAGAACATTTTCCTGAATTAAAAAATAAACATATTATTATACTCCGTTCAGACAGAGGTGATACTGAAGATTTATATAGAAATTATACATTTAAAGATAATCATATAGGGAAGTTTTCTACAATAGATGAAACAGATATACCTGGAAATCTACATCAATTAAAATATCATTTTATAAAAGATGAAAACATAGATACATCTAAAAAACCTTTTTTATTTTCATATTGGGGTACAGAAAAAAGAAGGGATGTAGGTGGTGTAGAAAGTGGTGACCAAAGACATACCATACTGAAAGACTTGCAAGAAGGTATGGGAAGATATCGCACAAGATTTATAGGAAGATTTTCTACAGTTAAAAGAGATATGAAACCTGATAAGATGAGAAATATATTAGACCCATTATCAAAATCAAGATATACACTATGTTTCAATTGGAAAGACAATACAGCAACAACATCTAGATATCATGAGGCGATTGCATGTGGTATAATACCTATGGTATATAAAGATTATGATTCAACAGGTATATTAGTAAAAGATGATTGGCAAAGAGTAGAAAGTGCTGAAGAATTTCAAGACAAGATATTTGATGTGGATTATAAAAATAAGTTTGAAGAAATAAATTATTCACATAGTCAATCACTCTTGACAAAGGATGAAATTTATGATACCTTTAACGAACAACTAATGAAAAAAATTAATGAGTAAAGTAATGGCAAATAATGAAGACATCATAGATGTTTATAATAGATTTAAGGAACGAGGTTTTCCATATTACAATACTGATAAAAAGTGGCGTGATGAAAAATTTAGTGTTCTAATGAACACAAAACTAGAATCTATTATAGACAGAAGACAAAAGATTATCAAACAAAACCCTAATGGTTTATCACTTGCATGGTCATACATGGAACATGCTTGGGCAATAAAGTGTGGTAAGATGAGAACACCTATGGAAATATGGGAAGATGAAGAACACTTAAAGAAAGGTATTAACAAAATATTATCAGGCACATTCTTTACAAAAAGAGAACATTATGAAGTATCAGATTCAGATATGAGGTCAATGTTAAGAAGATACTCTGGCACACAGATGGTATCTAACTTTAGACCTACAGCCGCAGCCGCCATGTATAATATATTTTGTGATGTAGATAGTCCTCTTGAAGGCACAAAGGCAGGAGTAGTTTGGGACCCTAGTATGGGTTATGGTGGTAGATTACTTGGTGCTATTTTAGCAGGTGTTAATTATGTAGGCACAGACCCATGTATACCTACTTACGAAGGATTAGAAAAAATTATGTATGACTATGGTCGTTGTGATAAACAATACACATTACTTAGACAAGGTAGTGAGACTTATATACCTGAAGATGAAAGTTTAGATTTTGTATTTACAAGTCCACCTTACTTTGGTTGGGAAGCATACGGTGATGAACCAGAACAGTCAAGTATTAAGTTTGATACATCTGAAATATGGAAAGAAAAGTTTTTAAGAAAGACAATTGAAAATGCATACAAAGGATTAAAGACAGGTAAGTATCTTGCATTAAATGTTGCAAACACAAAACAATATAAAACATTTGAAGAAGACACAGTTAGACTTGCAATTGAATCTGGTTTTAAACATACAGACACTTGGTGGTTATCTTTATCTACTCAACAAGGTAAAGTAGAACAAGGTTCTTTAGATGGTGTAACAGAAGTAAAACAAAAACAACAATACATGGGCGAGTTTACTAGACCAGATATTGCAGGTAGAAAATTTGAACCTACATTTATATTTCAAAAATGATTAGAGAAAAAGATTACGAATTAATTAAATCTTTTATACATATGAGCATTGTACCCATGAGTGTAAAAAAGTTATGGTTTGCAGATAAAAAATTTTATAAATGGTTTATTAATGAAAATAACAGATAATAGACATAGACATCACCCTAAAAGTATTGCACTTGTAACAGGTGGTTTTGACCCAATACATTCAGGCCATATTCAATATCTCAAATCAGCATCCCATTTAGCAGAGTATTTGGTTGTAGGTGTAAACTCAGATGAATGGTTAACAAGAAAAAAAGGTAGACCATTTATGCCATTAGAAGAAAGAGTTGCAATTTTAAATGAATTATATTGTGTAGACCATGTTATTACATTTGATGATTCAGATGATACAGCTTGTCATGCAATAGAAAAAGTAAAAGAGTTATACAAGGACCCATTTAATAATAAGTTTCATATACCATTAACTTTTTGTAATGGGGGTGATAGAACAGAAGAAAACATACCAGAATTAGAAAAATATAAAAAAGATAAAACAGTTAGTTTTGAATTTGGTGTAGGTGGTGATTATAAGAAAAATTCATCTAGTTCAATTCTAGAAGATTTTAAGAATACAAGAACAATAAGAAATTGGGGTTACTATAGAGTAATACATGAAATAGGTAAAGAAGTAAAAGTAAAAGAATTAGTAATCGAACCTGGCAAATCATTATCAAATCAATATCATAATAAGAGAAACGAATTATGGTATGTCATGAAAGGTGAAGTAGTTGTAAATGGTATTATACACAAGGCACATCAACAATCATTTTTAATACCTATTGGTCAATGGCACCATGCAAAAAATATATCAGATGAACCTGTTCATATTCTAGAGTGTCAATATGGGGAAGAGTGTGTAGAAGAAGATATTGTGAGAGAATATATTGATGAAAAACCAGTCAAAAACGAGGGTGGAACATATATTGGTCTCAGAAGTCAAGAAGATGATGGTTATTGTGATTAAAAAGTGAAGAAATAGCTTGACAAAGATTTCAAAGTATCCTATAATATAGACTATATGCCAAAAAGTATGCACTTGGTACCAGGCATGACTAGCCTAAATACCAAGAAAACAAAAGTCAAAATTACGAAGGCGAAGATGGTCGAATTAAAAGAAGACCATAGACTTCATAATAAGAAATATAAAAAAGACCCACATCTAGCACCTATCATGGTGATGGATTTTGACACATATATAAAATTCAGATTCGGTAAACTCAAATCTAAAAAGAAAGACAGAGGCCAATATGTAGGCGAACCTATGATTAACAATAGAGTAACACCATCTAGAACAGAAACTAAAGTAGAACCTCATGTGTGTGCGAAGAAAGAACCTAAAGTATATGATGGTGAAAGAAAACTTATTGGTATTGGTATATTACACAAGTCAAATCTTGTACCTATTTTTGATGAAGAACATGCGAAAGATTTATCAAAGATGAGAAGATAAACTTAACAAAAGTTTAACACAAAATAGAGTTTTTAAATACTAAATATTTTTGATTAAAAAAAGGAGTTATTATGAAAAAAGTATTAATCGTACCCTTACTTTTATCCCTATCAAGTGTGGCCTTCTCTGGTCCTTATATAATGTCAAAACATGAATTCAAAATGAAAGACACAAATTATGATAAGACAATTAATCATATTCGATTCGGCAATAGTTGGAATTTAGATGGTCTTAAATTATATGGTGAATTAGGCGTTGTAGAAGAAGTTAGACATGGTTCTGATATCTTTGATGGCAAAGCAGGAACATCATATCAATTCGGTTTCAGTAAAAAAATTACAGATAACTTTTCATGGAAAGGAAAGTGGGAAGGAACAGAATTTCATGATTCAAATAATTCACATAAAATAGAAATTAAGACTAAATGGAAATTCTAAAAAAAATTAGAAACTATATTTTTAAATTAGTTGCAATAGCTGTAGCTTGTTACATACCAACAGTTATAATAGTAGGACTATTATTTGACCTTGGATATTATGATAAAGATACAAATGCATTACCTGTGTTTGTATCATTATTTTTAGTAACAACCACCATTGACTTTTTTAGAAATATTGATTATACTAGAGTTAAATCTATTATAAATAGAATTAGAGGTCGCCATAAAGGGGCTTCTAAAACTAAACTTGCTTAATAAAGGAGGAAACTATGACGGTATTTAGTTCATTACATCCGTTTACAATAGGTTATGATGATGTATTCAAACACTTTGAAACATTGTTAGAACATCAACAACCAAATTATCCACCATACAACATTGTAAAGACAGGTGATTATTCACATGTTATCGAAGTTGCATTGGCTGGTTACTCTAAGGCAGAGGTAGATGTTATTGTTCAAGAAAATTTCTTAACAATTAAATCATCTGATTTACCTACAACAGAAAAACCTAAAGATAATGTTGTTCACAAAGGCATTGCTAAGAGGGCGTTCAAAAGAACATTTACCCTTGCAGAGGATGTCGTTGTAAATGACGCTGTGTTGAAAGATGGTCTTCTTAGAGTGGAACTTGAAAGAGTTGTACCTGAAGAAAAGAAACCTAAAGTAATCAAAATTAAGTAAACACTAAGTACCAACCAGCATTGACAAATCGTGCTGGTTGGTATATAATGTACAACATATATAATTAACAAGTGAGAATATATTATGCAATTATCAAGTGATACAATTAATGTCTTAAAAAACTTTGCTGATATCAATCAGAATATCTTAGTTAAAGAAGGCACTACATTAACAACAATATCAACAATGAAAAACATATTAGCAGAAGCTGATATTTCTGATACAATTCCTAAAGAATTTGCTATCTATGATTTACCAGAGTTTCTAAGGGCGATTGACATGTTTCAAAAACCTTCTTTAGACTTTGATGGTGAATCGCATGTAGATATCGCAGACGGAAATTCTAAACAGAAAGTCAAATACTTTTTTGCTGATAAGTCAGTTATTGTTGCACCAACAAAATCAATAACAATGCCAGATACATTTGTTTCTTTCACATTCAAAAAAGATATGTTTGAAAAACTAATGAAAGGTATTAACACATTAGGTTTACCTGATGTCGCAGTTATAGGTGATGGCACATCAATTAAAATGATTGCTACTGATAAGAAAAACAAATCATCTAATACTTACTCTGTGGATATCTGTGAATCTGATAAGAAATTTACAGCATACTTCAAGGCAGAAAACTTTAAAATGGTTACAGATGATTATGATGTTGCTTTATCATCACAAAAAATTAGTCATTTCGTGAATCGTACTAGACCAGTTAAATACTGGATTGCACTAGAACCAGATTCAACATTTTAATTTTAACTAAATTGAGGTTTATATTATGTCCGACTTTTTGTGGGTTGAAAAATATCGCCCAAAGAAAATCAAAGATTGTATCTTACCCGAAGATACGAAGAAAACTTTTAGTGAGTTTTTAAAACAAGGGGAAATACCTAATCTATTATTATCAGGCACAGCCGGTACAGGTAAAACTACTGTTGCTCGTGCCTTGTGTGAAGAATTAGGTGCAGACTATATTATTATAAATGGTTCTGATGAAGGCAGACAGATTGATACATTACGAACAAAGATTAAAAACTTTGCAAGTACAGTATCTTTAACAGAGGATGCCAATCATAAAGTAGTTATTATAGATGAGGCAGATTATACAAATGCTGAATCAGTACAACCTGCTTTAAGAAACTTTTTAGAAACATTTCATAATAATTGTAGATTTATATTTACATGTAACTACAAAGCAAAACTTATCGAACCACTTCACAGTAGATGTACTGTTATTGACTTTAGAATCGTAAATGGTCAAAGAGTTAAAACAGCAACAGCATTTATGGATAGATGTTCTAAAATATTAGAAGATGAAGAAGTACCTTTTGATAAGAAAATACTTGCAGAATTAATTCAAAAACATTATCCCGATTTCAGAAGGACAATAAATGAATTACAAAGATATTCTGTAAGAGGTAAAATTGATAGTGGTATTCTATTCTCTATGTCTGAAGTCAGTCATAAAGAATTATTATCATCATTAAAAGAAAAAAGATTTAACGATATGAGAAAGTGGGTCGTACAAAATCTAGATAAAGAACCAGCGTTCTTGTTTAGAAGTATCTATGATGTACTTTACAAAGCGTTATCGCCAAACTCTATACCACAAGCAATATTAATAATCGCAGGTTATCAATACAAGGCAGCTTTTGTTGCAGACCAAGAGATTAATATGGTTGCATGTCTAACAGAGATTATGGCAGGGTGTAAGTTTAAATGACAGAGCCAATGAAATTATTTACTGATGTTGCACCTAAAATAAATCATCTTGAAAATGATACAATATTTAGAAAACATGTTGCTGATGTATTAAGAAATAATCATGGTGTCGCTAAAGAAGAAAAAATTATAGGTCTAAAGGGAAATGGTATAAGGTTTAGAGCAGATATTTTTTTACAAGATAAAATGATAGTAGTTGATACTAAATTAAAAAATAAACCAGGAACAGTTGATGAAAAAATAATGGATAAAGTTTTTTGGATGCAATATGCATGTGATAACTGGAAGTTTAAAAAAGGAATAATCATATACGGTGGGATTGGTTGGAATAAATCTGTAATTGCATATCTTAGAGATGAAATACTACCATCAAAGTTTCCTAATTGTAGTATGATAAGATATGAAGATGATGTGGAATTAAAACATGTATGAGTTAAAAGATTATTTAAATGCAATAAATTTTTCTAAAGAAAAACTTCTCGATACTGATGATACAGAGTGGGCAAAGAAATATCCACCCTTTGTTATCAACAAGTGTTTGTCTATGTTTTATGATTGTATTGCACAGGCAAACGAAATGAATGGGTACCACTTCTTAGATAAAGATGTTCAATTTAATTTTTTCATAAATAGTATAAGAAAAAAGAAGCGATTT